GTCTCAAACAAGCGAACGGAGGCCATAGTCCGCTTGGAGAATCTTGTCAACTGCTGACGATTGTATCTGATACCCGAAACCGGATTGGGTGATCAATTCAGTCAACTCCTGAATCTCACCGAGGGCGAGTCCATATCGGAGCGAGAGCTGATGATCGTCTATTTGGTACACCGGTGTTTCTTTGGTAGATGCCTCGTGGTCAAAAGGGAGGTGTTTTGCAACAGTCTTCCTAACAGCATCACTAATTTCGGATCCATTTACATGGGATTGTAAAGCAGAGAGAATACTAAAACGCGCTCCTGGGAACATGCCACGTAACAGACCTCTTTGGAAAGAAGCGGATCGCTCCTCAATGGTCTCGTTTCTCCGTCCCGGAAGATCACCTTTCGATGTGCCCGACGAGCGCAACAACACCCCAAGGTTCAACAAGGGGCGCAACTCTCCGGTGACATCGTACGCTGGTGAATGTTTTAGAAATTGTAACTCCTGGGGTATCTTGCACTGTTCACAGGTGACAACATAACCTACCTTTGCAGCGCTGGTGATAGTGTCCTCGAATGATTTCACGTCTCCAGCCTCAAGGTCATCGGCAATAGACACGCCGATGTTGATGTTTGATAGGTTGTTGACTAACGTCGTGATTGTACTCCCGGAGTATAATGATGGTTCTCCGCTGATGTTCGCCATTTTACAGACCTCACTTCGGTCGTTCACGTTGACGATTTTGATGGGCAATTTGCATTGATTAATGAGCGTATCAACGTCTTTCTTCATGTTGGAAGGTGATATGTATTCGAGTTGATCGAAGATTGCCCCCGTGTGCGAGCCGTCGCAACAGGAGATATCTAGATTCCCGTATATAACAGTGCCATCTGGCAGTCTGATAGAGACACAGGAGTCGTCAGAAAAAAGAGCCATGTAGCCATTCTTCTGGGGTGGGTTTAACAACTTCTCGAACACAGAGACGAGTCTATCATAGCTGGGTGACTTAACAAACTCAATCTCAAAGTCCTTATAAATAAGGCTCTTCTTATTCATCGCTTCCTTCAAGAAGGCGGTCGTGCGGAATCCTTGGAGTGACGCCGCAACGCCGAGATCGCCTATCATTCGTGGCCACTTTCCCGGTTTTGCCAACTCGTCGGTCTTCATCTTGTACAAGACGGATCGCAGCCACAGGGAGTCACCAAGAGTACCACTCTCAACAAGCTCCTGCATGGCTCGAATCCTGAGCTCTCGTTTTTGATGTTTGTCTCCCGCATGAGTCAACGCCTCATAGAGAAACCCGAGGAATGCTTCGGAGTATTCCTCCGAG